GCTGACTGATTTTACTCAAGGGAAATCACTAGGGGTCTTACAAGGTGTAGGAGATGGGCAAAAGAGGACCGAAACCAACGCCGACTGCGGTGCTGAAGATGCGTGGATCGTGGCTGGTGAATAACCGCAGCGGCGAACCAGCGGCATCCGGGGTGCCGAATCCACCGGACTGGCTCACTGGTGAGTCGCTGGCGAAGTGGAATGAATTAGTGCCGAAGCTAGTCGGGATGGGAACGATCGGCGATGTCGATGGCGACGTGGTGGCGGCGTATTGCGAAGCGTGGGGCGAGTTCGTTAAGGCGAAGAAGTACATCGACGAACACGGCGAAATTGCCGTGACTGACAAGGGCAGTGTTTACCAGCACCCGATGGTCGGCATCAAGAACAAGGCGGTTGAGCGGATGGGTCGGCTGGGTGCGCAGTTCGGATGGAGCGCGTCGGCACGAACGGGATTGAAGATCGAAGCAGAAACCAAGAAGGACAATGGTAAGTCACGTTTCTTCAACGCTTGAGCAGGTCTGCCGCACTGGCATTCCTGGCTACGATCCGTGGGCTACTGCCGACGAAGGCATGTGGTTTGACGGTGGCGCTGCGCAGAAGGCGGTGGACTTCTTTCACGAATGCCTGAAACACCAAGAGGGTGAGAAGGCATTAGCGCCGCTGATCCTTGAGCCGTGGCAGCAGGCGATCATCGGGAACCTGTACGGCTGGAAGGTGGCGGACGGGCGACGCCGCTATCGAGAGGCGTTCGTCTTCGAGCCGCGCAAGAACGGCAAGACCACGATTGCCGCTGGCATTGCACTCAAGGCGCTGTTCGCGGATGGGGAGTATGGGGCGCAGGTGTACTCGGCGGCCGGGGACCGCGACCAAGCCAAACTGATCTACCGCCAAGCTGCCGGGATGGTGCGGAGTGACGAAGAACTAAACCGGATGGGGAAGGTCTACCAGAACGCGATTGTCTTCGAGGAAAGGAACTCGTCTTACAAAGCAATCTCGCGCGAGGCGGGCGCTGCCCACGGGCAGAATCCCCATTGCGTTGTGGTTGATGAGTTGCACGTCCAGAAGACCCGCGACTTGGTGGACACGCTGCACACCGGCATGGCGAATCGTCGCCAGCCGATGATCGTCTACATCACCACGGCAGGCTACGACAAAGAGTCAATCTGCTACGAAAAGTATGCATACGCGTGCAACGTGCGCGATGGGCAGGTACATGACCCGTCGTTCATTCCGGTGATCTACGAAGCTGGCCAAGACGACGACTGGAAAGACGAAGCGACCTGGCTGAAAGCTAATCCGAATCTTAACGTCAGCGTGTCCCTGGAATACCTACGTCGCGAATGCCAGCGTGCGCAAGACATCCCGGCTTATGAGAATACGTTCCGCAGGCTGCACTTGAACCAATGGACAGAGCAAGACGTCCGCGCGATCCCAATGGACCAATGGAACGCGGCGAAGGAAGAATTTAACCCGGAGTGGTTCAAGGGTGAGTCGTGCTACGCGGGGTTGGACTTGGCGAGCACGCAAGACGTCAACGCGCTGGTGTTGTGCTTTGAGCGTGAGGACAAGGTTTACTGGCTGCCGTTCTTCTGGGTGCCGGAAGGCGCTTGCAAGGACCGCGAGCGGCGGAACAAGACGCGGTTTGATAACTGGATTCGCTCTAAGGCGATGCTGCAAACCACAGGCAACATGACGGACTACAGCTTCATTCGCCACAAGCTGAACGAACTCAAGGAAATCTACGACATCCGCGAAGTAGCCTACGACCCGTGGAGCGGCCGACAGTTGGCGATCCAGCTTGCCGAGGAAGACGGCTTCACGATGGTCGAGTTCCAACAGGGCTATAAGAGCATGTCGGAGCCGACGAAGCAGTTGCTCGGCTTGCTGGCGGACGATCGCTTGCGGCACGACGGCAACCCGTGCTTGAACTGGATGGCCGGCAACTTCGCGGTGGAGACGGACGCGGCGGGGAACTTGAAGCCGTCGAAGAAGAAGAGCACGGAGAAGATCGACGGGATTGTCGCGGGCGTGATGGCGCTGGGCCGCATGATCGCCGCGCCGATGGAACAACAAGAGCCGAGCGTTTTGGCTTGGTGAACAAAGGAGAGGAAACATGGCAGCACTTACACCACAAGAAATTGATGACCTGAGTGTGGCGGTCACGCTGACGATCCCGGCGGGAACCAAGAGCGCTATCATTTCGGTGAGCGGCGCTGGAGTTCGCTACTGGCTCAATGGTGACACGCCAGACGCCACGTCGGGACTGTTCATCGCCGCCGGAGGTTCTGTCGGAATCAATCGTTCGCAGGGGCTTGATACAGCAAAGTTCATCCAGGCGGCAGCAACCGCCACGATGGACGTCCAGTATCAGAGCCACAAGCTGAACCAAGAGTAAGTCGCCCGGAAGCGGTTTCGCATCGGCACTATCACAGAGAAGTGAGCAGGCATGGTCAAGTCGTGGTTTCAGCGATGGCTCGGTATTGAGCAGCGCTCCGAGGGATACGGCGTGAGCCGGTTCTTCGAGATGCTCGGCGAAAGCGTGCGGTCAAGCTCCGGCGTGACCGTGACGCCCGAGTCGGCCATGCGCATTGCCGCCGTCTACTGCTGCGTGCGGCTGTTGTCTGAAACGGTGGCCCAGCTTCCGATCCAGGCTTACCGACGCCGGCGCGATGGGTCGAAGGAGTGGTTGCCGGATAATCCGCTCTGCGTCACGCTAGCTCGCCAACCCAACGGATGGCAAACCAGCTTTGAGTTCCGCGAGATGATGATGGGCCACCTGCTATTGCGCGGGAATGCCTACGCCCAGATCGTGCCAGGCGTGCGTGGTGCGGCTACAGAGTTGTGGCCGCTGCGTCCTGACCGGATGAAGGTGGAGCGATTGGAGAACGGACGGCTCCGCTACAAGTACACACTGGAAAGCGGCGCGAGCGAAACATTCACACAGGATGAAATCTTCCACTTGCGCGGCTTGTCGTCGGACGGCATCGAGGGGCTGTCGCCGATTGCGATGGCTCGCGACCCGATTGGACTCACCAAGGCGACCGAGACTTACGGCGCGAAGTATTTCGCCAACTCCGCCAAGCCGAGCGGCATCCTGACGACGGACGCATCGCTCAAGGAAGACGCTGCAAAACAGAATCGCGCCATGTGGGAAAACGTCCATGCCGGCGCTGACAACGCGCACCGGGTGGCGGTGCTCACGAACGGCCTCAAATGGCAAGCGGTCGGGATGTCGAACGACGACTCGCAATTCTTGGAGCTTCGCACGTTCCAGATTGACGAGATTGCTCGCATCTTCCGCGTGCCGCCGCACATGGTTTACGAGATGAGCCATGCGACATTCAGCAACATCGAACACCAAAAGCTGGAGTTTGCCGAGTACACCATTTTGCCCTGGGTGATCCGCTGGGAGGGAGCGATTCTCCGCGACCTTGTGACGGAGCCGGACGTATACCTCAAGTTCAACGTGGATGGGTTGAAGCGTGGCGACTCGGCATCGCGGGCGGAGTATTACAGCAAGATGGTCCAGGGCGGGGTGTTCAGCCTGAACGACGTGCTCGAATTGGAAGACATGAACCCGCTTCCTGGTCCGGAGGGTAAAGCCCATTGGATGCAGCAGCAGATGGTTCCGATCGACATTCTCATTGCCGGACCTGCCAAGCCCGAACCGGCGGCGGTCCCTGTAGACGAAGATACGGAGGACGAAGAAGTGACCGAAGAAGAAGCCAGGAAACTGCGGGAACAGAATTCCGAGTTGTCGGTCGAGGTCGGCAAGCTCCGTGGAGAGAAGGCATATCTCGAAGAGCTTTCCCAGCGAACGCAGCAGGAAGCCGCCGACGCACTTGCCAGGCTCCATGAACGGGAGCTTGCGGCTGCAAAGCAGGCTGTCTACTACGACAACGTGGAGCAGGGGTTGGCGCAAGCGAAAGCCACCTGCGAATCCGTCGAGTCACGCTGCCACGAACAGGAAGCGAAGTGCCACGAATTGTCGCAGCGATGCGTCGAGATGGAGAAAACCATCGCCGGAACGAACGCCGAATTTCATGCGACCTGCATGAAGCACAACGCCGCAATCGGCCACACGCGTAAAATTGCCCAGCAGGCCGTGGAACGCAACCGACGCCGGGAATGTGACACGGTGCTCCGCGCCAGCAAGAAGCCCAAGGAATTTCTGGAGTCGGTCGAGACGTTCTATGCCGAAGAGGCCGAACGGCTGGCGATTGCCCTGGAAGGCCCGCTGGCTTTGCGTGAGGCGCTGACGGGCGAGCCGGCCTATGCGTCGGCCGCGATCGACTCCTACATCAAGGAATCGAAACGGCAGCTTCTGGCGGTCTACGACACGGTGAGCGAAGACCGCTTCGCTTCGGAGGTGTTGTCGGTCACGAACGGCTGGGAGCCGCGTAGCGCGGAACTGGTCGCACAAATCTTTGGGAAGGACGAGGTGGCGCAATGAGCGAAGACATTGAGCGGCGTATCTTCGACGAAGAGACCGAGATTCGAGCGGCGGCCGGAGAGGACGGAAAGCGGAACATCGAGGGCTATGCCGTGATGTTCAACTCCATGTCCCGCGACCTGGGTGGCTTCCGCGAGCGATTCTTGCCCACGGCGTTTGACGCGGTGCTGCGAACCAACCCCGATGTCGTGGCGCTGTTCAACCACGACTACAACCTCATTCTCGGTCGGACTCGCGCCGGCACGCTGCGCATCTACTCGGATACCAAGGGGCTGGGCTACGTGATCCAGCCGCCGGCGAGCCGTGGCGACGTCATCGAGGCGATCGACCGTGGCGACGTGCGGGGCAGCAGCTTCGCGTTTACCGTCACCAAGAAGGGCGGGGATGCGTGGATGGACGAGGGCGGCGTGTTGGTCCGTGAGGTGCGGAACGTGGCGAAGCTCTTCGACGTCAGCCCGGTCGTGAACCCCGCGTACCCGGACACTTCCGTTGCCCGCCGCAGTATGTCGTCGGCGACGGTGCGGCAAATTCAAGAGCAGACCGGTTTGGGGTTGGAAGACATCAAGCGGCGAATCCGTTTCCTGGAAATCGCACGGGAGCAGCACTAGTGAGCATTCGTAGCGGCGACAACTGCCCGAAGTGTTCCGGTGGGCGCATGCGGGTTGTCACTAGCCGACCAAAGACTGACCGATTCCAGCAACAGCGGCTCGAATGCAACCGCTGCAAGCATCGCGATACAGCCGTTATTCCATCAAATCAAATCTGGAGAAGGGGAGCCTTAGCGTGACAGAACGAATCAAACGAACGTGCATCGGAGGACCTGCTGATGGCAGGGAGATCGAGTGCGGACCAAATGGAATCACGTTCACGATTATGGCTACCAAGTCAAAGGTGTGGCTTTGCGATGGCTACCTGCACGAAGATCGATTTGAGCTGGCCGTCTACAAGTTGAACGACGAAGGTGCGCTGGCATACGTCGAGACGACTAGCAATATCGGAAGCGGAACGCTCGTGTTCGAGAGAGAGTCGCACGGCGCATACTTCGTTGAGGAAGGATCGTGTTTCGTCTTGGATCGCTATGGACGCACGATCACGCTCAGCCCAAAAGAGCAGAAGCTAGTCGAGGAGGCGATCGCCGCAGCTTCGTAGAGTTCTACGATAGAACACAACATCGATAACAACGGCATTCCGTGAGGGTATAAATCCAATAGTTGAAAACTCAATCACGCCCGCGTGGTGTTCTTCGCTGAAGCGATAGACCGCCGCAACGGAACAGTGGTTACAGCGCACGTTGATACGGGCGCAGACCGCTTGTGCAAGTTCCAAAAACTTGCCGGCGGCCTGCGCCTTTT